CAAGGGTGACGATACGCCGATCATGCCGGGTGAGTGGAGAGACGTGGACATCGCGTCAGGAACGCTCAGGGACAACCTGATGCCCTTGCCGTACAAGGAGCCCAGTCAAACGCTCGCAGCCCTGCTGCAGGAAGTGGTCGAGGAAGGCCGGCGACTGGCGGCAACGGCGGACGTAAAGATTTCGGACATGAACGGAGAGGCTCCGGTGGGTACCACCTTGGCCATTCTGGAGCGCACGCTCAAGGTCATGTCAGCGATTCAGGCCCGCAACCATGTGTCCATGTCGCAGGAGTTCAAGCTCATTGCGGACCTCATCAAGGATTACACGGCGCCGTATTACAGCTACCCGACGGCCACCACGGGCGTGCCGACTTATGCAGCCAAGCGGTCGGATTATGAACAGACGGACATCGTGCCGGTATCAGATCCCAACTCGTCCACCATGGCGCAGCGGATCATTCAGTACCAGTCAGCTATTCAGCTGTCTCAGATGGCACCCAACATCTACAACCTTCCGATTCTGCACAAGCAGATGCTTCGGGTCATGGGCATCAAGGACGTTGACAAGATCATCGAGACCGAGGATGCACTGAAGCCGACGGATCCGGTCAGTGAGAACATGGAGGTCATCAAGGGCAAGCCGGCCAAGGCTTTCGTCGAGCAGAACCATGAGGCGCACATTGCGGTCCATCAGGCGTTTATCAACGACCCGATGACGGCTCAGATGATGCAGAACAATCCTCAGGCCCCGATGGTCATGCAGGCGTTCCAAGCTCACCTCATGGAGCACTACGGCTTCCAGTACCGGCAACAGATCGAGCAGCAGTTGGGCATGCCCCTGCCGCCTCCGGGCGAGAAGCTTCCTCCAGAGATGGAGCAGCAAGTTGGACCTCTGCTGGCGCAGGCCGCCTCACAGGTCAGCCAAGCTCATGCGGCACAGGCGCAGCAGGCACAAGCCCAGCAACAGATGCAGGACCCGCTGTTCCAGCAGTCTCAGCAAGAACTCCAGCTCAAGGAGCAGGAGATCAACAACAAGTTTACGATCGAGCAGGCCAAGATCGACGCGCAGCTTGAGATCGCGCGGATGAACAACGACGCCAAACTAGGACTGCAGGCAGCCAAGGACGAGTCTACCCACCAGCTCAAGGCTGCTGAGATCATTGACCGTAAGATGAATCCGCCGCCACCTCCGGCTCCGGGCAAGTTCCCGGGAGGTAAGAAATGAGAGATGAGCAGCAGTCCGCTGGAGACCGCCTGTCCGTCTGGATGGGCGACCAGATACAGATGCACGAGAAAGCCATCTCTCAGGGTGGCGCCAAGACCTTTGAGGAGTACCGCGAGATATGCGGTGTCATTCGAGGGCTAAGGATAGCCAAGAACGAGCTGGACAGCATGATGCGTAACTGGGAGATCGCATCGGAGCTCGACGACTAAAGTCACAATCTAAGCTCTAGGAATACGCCACGCCTAGAGACAACTTAGCCATAAAGGTGGTGCTTGTGGAGTCAACGATGTCAATCGCAAATATCGACACTGATAAAACGCTGGAGAAGGGAGAGGAGTTAGCTTCTCGTCTTCCCAAACCGGTAGGTTATCAGTTGCTCGTCATTAAACCCAAGATCGAGGACAAGACTGAAGGCGGTATCCTAAAGCCGCAAGAATTCATCCGAAAGGAAGAAAGTGGATCCGTTGTAGGTCTGGTGCTCGAAGTAGGGGATATGGCGTACTCAGATACGGCGCGTTTCCCGACAGGCCCTTGGTGCAAGAAGGGAGACTTCGTTCTTATTGGTGCCTATCGTGGCCAGCGTTTTACTGTCGATGGTGAAGAATTCGTCATCATCCATGACGATATGGTGCTGGCAACGGTAGACGATCCCCGTGGTATCAACCGAGCGTACTAAGGAGATAGACAATGGACGAGGAAAATTACGAAGGCACTGAGATCGAGATTGACATCGTTGATGACACTCCCGAAGAGGACCAAGGTAAACAACCCCTACCGCCTATTTCAGACGATGATCTGGAACAGCAACGCAAAGAGATGGATGCCTACGCATCCAAAGGCGTGCAGGAAAGAATCAACAAGCTGACGCACCATATTCACGACGAACGTCGTGCGAAAGAAGAAGCGATGCGTCGAGCAGAGGCCGCTGAGCAATTTGCCAAGCAGGTCTACGAAGAGAATCAGAAGTATCAGGATACCCTCAACTGGGGCCGGAACGAGTACTTCAACGAGGTCAATGCCCGGTTGGATCTGGCGCAGCAGCTGGCTGAACAGGGCTATCGCAAGGCCTACGAAGAAGGCAATACGGATGAGATTATCAAGGCCCAGCAAGCCATGCAGGACATTACGGTCAAGCGGGCACAGCTGGCTAATCTTCCACCTCCGGTACCAAAGGAAGACTTCAAGTTTCAGGAACAACAGCCGATTCCTGATTTTCAGCAGCAGACTTATGCACAGCCTCAAGAACCTGTGTATGAAGAGCCCTTGCAGGAAGAAATTGTCCCTGATATAAAGGTCCAAGAATGGACTGCTCGGAACCCGTGGTTCGGAGAAGATGGCGACCCAGAAATGACGTTCGCCGCTCTTGGAGTCCATAGAAGTTTGGTTAATCGTGGTATAGACACGAACTCTGACGAGTACTATGCGGCGCTCGATCAGAGAATGAGTCAGCTATACCCCGAAAAGTTAGGTAAGCCACGACGCTCGTCACAGGTGGCCCCCGTTGGTAGAACCGCTGCCACGAAGAAGGTGACGCTAACCAAGGCACAGGAAGCCTTTGCAAAACGATTTAACATCCCCCTCGAAAGGATGGCGAGGGAGCAGATGAAAGCCAATGGAGATAACTAATGGTTGAACAAGCACCTGTACGCGCCCCTACGAGAGCGCAGGAAACCCGGGCTAAGGAAGAACGCAAGGTCTCTTGGAGGCCGGCGCACGATCTGCCTGAACCGGAGCCTCAGGAAGGCTATGTCTTCCATTGGAAGCGAGTGTCCTACATGGGCAACGCTGATCCGGCGAACATGGCGAAAGCGCGGCGAGAAGGATGGGAACCCTGTAAAGCAGAGGATCACCCTGAGATGATGGCCGACTACGCAGCATTTGGAGTCAAGCCCAACGGTATCATTGAGATCGGTGGATTGGTCCTGTGCAAAACCACGGTAGAAAATGCTCAAGCTCGTAAGGAATATTACGCGACTATGACCCAGCGTCAGGCTGACTCCGTGGACAACAACTTTCTTCGTGAGAATGATCCGCGGATGCCGCTCTTCAGAGAAGGCAAATCCAAGGTATCTTTTGGCAGCGGTTCCTAATCTTTAGGGGCCGTAAGTAACAAATTTAGGAGCAACTTATGGCATATCCTAACGGCATTGGTGCTACTGGTCTGATTCCTGTGAATCTGATCGGTGGCCGCGTTTATAACGCAGCTGTTCGCCAGATTCCGATCGCTTCTGGGTACGCTCAGAATATCGGTAATGGCGACTTCGTCACCTACACCACTGACGGCACTGTCGTCCGTGTTGATACCTCCTCTGGTGCAAAGACCACCTTTGCAGCAGCTCCGGTTGGTATCTTCCTCGGATGCTCATACGTGTCTTCAACCGGTATGAAGTACTTCACTCCGGCTCAGTACTGGCCGACTGGCACCACGATTCTTCAGGACAACGAAAACTACGGCTACGGCTGGGCTTACGTTTGTGAAGATCCCGATGCAGTCTTCGTCGCTACTGTGACTGACGGCTCTGGCAACCTGTACACCTCTGGTGCTGCAACTCAGGCCAATGTTGGTGAAAACGTAGGCTACTACGTTGGATCCGGTCTGGTTAACACCACCACTGGTAACAGCATCGTGTCTGTAAACCTTGCGTCTGCAGCAACCACCAACACTCTGCCGCTGCGTATTGTCGACGTTGTCCGTTCTACGGCTCTGTCTGATGGTACCTATCAGCAGGTTCTGGTGAGCTTCAACTCAGGTTTCCATTTCTATCGCCAGACTACCGGCATCTAAGGGAGTAACGTAAATGGCTGCTATTTCACGCGCGCAATTACTTAAAGAGCTCCTTCCCGGTCTGAACGCACTGTTCGGTCTGGAATACGAGCGCTATGGTGAGGAATACAAGGAGATTTTCGAGACCGAAAGCTCCGAGCGTTCCTTCGAAGAAGAACAGAAGCTGTCAGGTTTTGGTGCAGCTCCGGTCAAGATGGAAGGCAGCGCTATCGCATACGATAACGCTCAGGAAGCATGGAACGTGCGGTACACCCACGAAACCATCGCTCTTGGCTTCTCTCTGACTGAAGAAGCAATCGAAGATAACCTGTACGACAGTCTCTCTGCTCGTTACACCAAGGCACTGGCTCGCGCCATGGCCTACACCAAGGAAGTGAAGGGTGCCAACATCCTGAACAACGGCTTCAACACCAACTACAAAGGCGGTGATGGCAAGTCTCTGTTCGCGACGGACCATCCGCTCACCTACGGTGGCACCATCTCTAACCGTCCGTCTACCGCGGCCGATCTGAACGAAACTTCACTTGAAAATGCGGTAATTCAGATTTCTCTGTGGACTGACGAACGTGGCCTGCTCATCGCAGCTAAGCCGAAGAAGCTGATCATCCCGTCTGCCCTGCAGTTCGTGGCGACTCGCCTCCTCGAAACTGAGCTCCGCGTTGGCACCACCGACAACGACATCAACGCTCTGAAGAACAACGGTTCAATCCCGGGCGGCTGGACTGTCAACCACTGGTTGACCGACACCAATGCTTGGTTCTTGACCACCGACGTTCCGAATGGCCTCAAGCACTTTGTCCGTACCCCGCTTGCAACCTCTATGGATGCAGACTTCGATACCGGCAATGCTCGCTACAAGGCTCGTGAGCGTTATAGTTTTGGCTGGAGTGACTTCTTGGGGGTCTTCGGATCTCCGGGTTCTAGCTGATAACTCCTTGATTTTCAAGGATTTGAAAGGGGCTTCGGCCCCTTTCTTTTAACTATTGACGTACAAAGCTAAAGAAAGGTATAGTTTACTTGTATCTTTCACTGGAGTTGTATCAATGGCCGCTATCTACAAAATTACTTGTGTCGTAACCGATGACTTTTATGTTGGTAGCGCGGTGAAGCCTAAGCGCCGCCGCTGGGAGCATTGGGACGCGTTGAAGAAAAACCGACACCATTGCGCTGCATTACAAACCGCGTGGGATGAATACGGGGAAGACGCATTTGAGTTTGAGGTTATCGAAGAGGTAGAAGACGAAAGTAAGCTATTAAGTATTGAAGACACGTATTTAGCTAGGCACGCGGGCAACAGCTACTGCTACAACACCGCCTTGTCTACACAGGTACCAAGCTCTACACAAAGAGATGTAAGAGAAAAAATATCGCATTCTTTACGAGAACACTATGCAGAAAACGAACACCCGCGTCAGGGTAAAAAACACACGCCGGAAACACTAGCTAAGATTGCCTCGAACAGGACACCGCCTAGGGGAGAGAACCACTACCGCTATGGCAAAACAGTCTCAGAGGAAACGCGCAAGAAGATTGGAGACACGCAACGCGGAGTGGCAAAAGGACCTAGGGTGTACACAGAAGAGGGCCGCGCAAAGATACGTGCCGCAGCTGAGGCGGGGCACTACAGTCATTGGGAAGGTCGCAGTCATTCAGAGGAGTCCAAGGAGAAGATGGGCCGCGCTGTTATAGCGACAGATCCCGCTGGTGCGGAGCATAGATTTGCTACAATCACTCAGCTTCGTAAAGAACTAGGACTGACTCCACCCACGGTGGATAGGGCTTTAAAATCTGGCAACGCCCTGACAAAAGGCAAAGCTGAGGGGTGGAGTTTTAGGTATACTGGCTGAGGACTGGGAGATCCCGGTCGGGACAAGGGGGCTTCGGCCCCCTTTTCTTTTGTCTTGACACTGAAAAATAAGTAGGCTACAAAGAACCAAATCTAGGGGTTTTTTACTGCCTGCTCGACCGCCCTAGCGGACTCGCACACGACGACAGGCGCAAGTGCATAGGTGAAAACTATGGGTTGGTCCTCACTCTCAGGCCCGCTGCGTTCGGGCACCGTTAAAGACACCACCGGCACTACGGTTGGTACCATTTCAAATATGGGTTGTGCAGTTCTGTCTCAGACTGCAGCTCTGGGTCTCACGACCTCTACGCCGTTCGTTATTCCGGCTGGCGCACAGATTCTCTACTTCAACATCGACGTAACCACGACCTTTACCACTGGCGCTACGCTGGCGGTAGGCGATGGCTCTACGGCTGCCAAGTATGTCACGGCGATCACGACCCCGGCCGCTGGCCGTCAGGCGATTACGTACACCGGAGCTCAGCTCACCAACATGTCTAACATCGGTACTTCCGATGTGCAGGTGACTGTGACGATGGCAGGCACCACCGCTGTAGCGGGCGCAGGGTTCATCACGGTTGTCTACGTCCAGCATGCCAAAGATGGTGCGACGGCTCCGACCCCGTCTGAAGTCTAATGACGATGCCCTCTCGTGGAATTCCAGATATTCAAGAACAGGCTAGAGGTAACAAGATGAAGAAGTCAAAGGCGCCCATGATGGGCAAGAAAGGTTCTCCCATGGACAAGATGTCCGTAGGTGCAATGTCCTCAAAGAGCCCGCTGCCAATGAAGTGCGGCGGTAAGGCTTACAAGAAGGGCGGATCCATCGACGGTATTGCCAAGAAGGGCAAAACCAAAGGGAAAATCTGCTAATGGACGGCTGGCAGAACCAAAACACAGGTATGGGCGGCACCGGTTGGATGCCGCTGTACATGATGGGTAGTCAGATGGGGATGGGGCAGGGACAGCCCTCTCAGACTCAACTGGGACCTAATGGTTCTGCTCCGCCCTTGGGCGCCTCACCTCCGGGTCAAGGCGCTCCCCAATTTCAAGGACCGGGGACTGCTCCGCAGTTCCCCACGGGTCCGCAGACTCCGGGTTATGGCATGGGCGCTGGCGCTCCGCCGATGGGGACGCAGCCTCTGGGCTCCTCCACGCAGGGCGTGCCGTCACCGCAGATGCCTCAGGGTACTGCGCAGGGATTCACTCAGGGTTATGGCAAGCCGCTCTCTATGAGCAATTTCCTGCCGCAGCAGGGGCGCCAGATCATGGGTAATCCGACGAGTACGTTTGTCGGTCAGGGCGGCATCGCTTCCGCTTTGAGCGGTGGTCAGTATGACTGAGGTATGGGACAAACCGAGACCGAAAGGCCTTGGAAAGCCCAAGAAGCTGAGTTCAGCCAAGAAAACCGCGGCCAAGGCAGCGGCCAAGAAGGCAGGACGCCCCTATCCGAATCTCGTCGATAACATGCGCGCAGCGAGGAAGAAGTAATGGCTAAGTCACCCGCATGGCAAAGATCAGAAGGTAAAGACCCCAAGGGTGGTCTGAACGCGAAAGGCCGTGCCTCTGCCAAGAAGCAAGGCATGAACTTGAAACCTCCAGCCCCGAAGCCGAAGACCAAGGAAGATGCAGGAAGGAGAGCCTCCTTTTGTGCCCGGATGTCAGGGATGAAGAAAAAGCTGACTTCAAGCAAGACAGCGAACGATCCGAATAGTCGGATTAACAAAAGTTTAAGGGCGTGGAACTGCTAATGGCTAGCGATATGCAAAACCCACTTGATCACTTGAACGAAACGGTTAAGCACTTTGTCGATACAGCATCGATTGCTACTGTAGTAGGGACACTCACGCACATGCTGCCATCTATAGCTGCTTTATTTTCCATAGTATGGTCTGCGATCAGGATCTACGAGACAGAAACCATTCAGTCTTGGATCAAAAAAGACGACGACGAGTAGAGGATACCGCCATGACGATGCAATATGACGTAAAAACCACCCATCTCACCGCTAGTGGCGCGGTTACTTCGGGTCGCGCACGGCTGAAGAGCGTTTCGTATCGGGGCGATGGCACCAACGGCTTTATTAAATTCCGCGATGGTAGTGTTACGGGGACCGTATTAATGGAGCTCGATGTTGGTACGAGCGATACGTTTACGATCTACTTACTCATTCCCGGCGAAGGTGTTTTGTTCCCTACCAGCATTTATGCTGAACTTTCTCATGTGTCTGCTATTACCGCTATTTGGGGTTAAGAGTGACCACCTCAGGCGTCGCAATCTGGAACCCGGACATAGCCGAAATTATTGAGGAGGCGTATGAGCGCGCGGGAATTGAGATCCGCACGGGTTATCAGTTCAAGACGGCGCGCCGCAGCCTCAACATCCTGTTTCAGGAGTGGGCCAACCGAGGCATCAACCTGTGGACGGTCACAGAAGCGCAGATCACTCTGAATCAGGGACAGGGGACTTACAATCTCCCCGACGACTGCGTCGACATCATTGAGCATGTGATCCGTCAAAACCCGGGTAGCCAATACAACCAGACCGATCTGGTCATTCCACGGATCGCTCTTCCGACTTACGCCGCTATTCCGAATAAGCTGGCCACCGGCCGGCCCGTGCAGGTATACGTCAACCGACAGGCGCCAACGCCTCAGATCAACATTTGGCCGACGCCGAATCAGTCTGGCTATTACTTCCACTATTGGTACCTGCGTCGCATCGACGACACGGGCCAGCCGGGCTCAAACACGGTTGAGATGCCGTTTAGGTTTGTTCCGGCCATCATTGCTGGTTTAGCCTATTACGTCGCTCTGAAAAGCCCAGAGGCGATGGATCGCATTCAGATGCTGAAGCAGATGTACGACGAAGCGTGGGATCAGGCGGCGCGCGAAGATCGTGATAAGTCTCCGGTGAGGTTCGTCCCGCTGGCGGGCTATTTGACGGGCGGCTGGTAATGGCGGTCCGGTTCGCTTCATATAAGCGGGCCTTCGGCTTCTGTGACCGGTGCGCGCAGAGGTACGACCTGCGCAAGCTTCGAAAATACTACATCATGGGGAAGTTGATCAACGCGAAGGTCTGCCCCGAATGTTGGGATCCTGATCATCCGCAAAACTGGGTCGGTATTATTGGTTCTCAGAAGGTATCGAATGATCCGCAGGCTTTGCGTGAACCTCGTCCTGACACGAATAGAAATGATAGCTGTTCGAATTTCGCGTACAATCCTGTTGCATCTCAACAGGTTAATACCATGTTGAACAACGTGAGAATCACGGCGTTCACTACTGTAGTCCCCGGCGTCGTGATCGTTCCTCCGCTTCCGGGCAACGCTATTTTGTGAGGCATACAATGAAGCACGAAGATATCAAAGAAGACAAAAAGATGATGAAGAAGGCTATCGGTATGCACGATAAGCAGCTTCACGGGGGCAAGAAGACGGATCTTAAGAGTCTCAAAAAAGGAGGCCCTACCTCCCTTGATCGTAAGAAGTATGGTAAGAATTTGAGCCGTGCCATGAACCAGAAAAGTTCTGGTCGGGGGCGCTAATGGCCAAGATCGAGAACAAGCCGGCTTCTGCTTACAGCAAGCAGGGACTTCAGCCGAACACGGCGGGATACCCGAACAATATCGCATCGACGCAAACGGTCAAGGTCCGCGGCACTGGAGCCCAGACCAAAGGCACGAAGTGTTCTAAGAAGCTGGGCTGAGCATGCCGTCTTACGATACGACGACTTATACTGGACTCGTTAACGCGATTCAGGCTTTCACGGAAGTCGACGAAACTACGTTCGTCGATAATATCCCGACGTTTGTTCAGGATACCGAAAGGCTGGTTAACAACACAGTTCAGCTTCCTGCGTTTCGTAAAAACGTCACGGGATCTGTGACAACCAGCTTTCCATATCTGTCTTTGCCTTCTGACTTCCTAGCGACCTTTTCTGTCGCCGTTATGGATACAGGAACCGCGGGGGCTGAGGGTTACCGCTATATGCTGAACAAGGATGTGAACTACATCCGAGAAGCCTTCCCGTTCCCGGGTGTCACTGGCACGCCGCAATATTACGCCATGTTCGATAACAACACCTACATTCTGGGTCCAACTCCAGATAGAGAGTACAACATCGAGCTGCATTACTTTGCGTATCCGACTTCCATTGTGACCGCAGGGACTACGTGGTTGAGTACGAACTATCCGAACGTACTGCTATACGGCGCTCTGGTAGAAGCCTATCTCTATCTCAAGGGCGAAGCGGATGTCCTGCAGACGTATCAGGCCAAGTTCGATCAGGCAATGGCTCCGTTGAAACAGCTCTCTGATGGCAAGGATCGTCAGGACAATTACCGCACCATGCAGGTCAGGGACAAAGTCGTATGATCACTCAGTGCCTCACCGCCAGCTTCAAACAAGAGCTTCTCGAAGGAGTCCACAATTTCTCAGCGGCGGGCGGAGATACGTTCAAGATAGCCCTGTACACAAGTGCTGCCAGCATCGACTCTACCACTACGGTCTATACGACTTCGGGGGAGATTACGGGTACGGGCTACACCGCTGGAGGCGGTACGCTGACCAATATAGGGGTGACGCTTTCGGGCACAACGGCTTACACGAGCTGGAATGATTTTACGTGGTCCAACTCCACGCTGACGACGGCAGGGGCATTGATATACAATGCGTCAAAGGGTAACCGCTCTGTGGCGGTGCTGAATTTTGGCGGTTCTTACTCAACGAGTGCGGCCCCATTTACGGTAACTTTCCCGGCGAACACGAGCACTACAGCTCCAGTCATTATTTATTGATGAGGCTCAAATGAGTAACGAATTTTCAAACTTTGGTGACCACGCTGAAGTCGTGTTTCAGGCTAAGGCGGGTTCGGTTGAGGGCTTTGGCGTTGAAGGCACATACCATGTTGAGTGCCGCGATAAGGACGGTAATCTCAAGTGGACTGACGCTGTCCCCAATCTGGTTGTCGCTGTTGGTAAGGAGCTGATGCTGGACACCCTGCTGTCCGGTACGTCTTACACCACGGTAGGCCCGTTTCTTGGGTTGATCTCAGGCTCGGGTCCGACGTTTGATGCAACCGACACCATGTCTTCACACGGCGGTTGGACAGAGTTCACCAACTACACGGTAGGTGGCTCAGCGGTTCGTGGCACGGCTTCTTTTGCCTCTGCAACTTCTACGGGTGCATCTCCGGCTAACGTCACCTCCAAGGCAGCTCCGGCGATTACCTACACGGTCACTGGTGCTGGCGGTACGATTGGCGGGTGTTTCTTGGTTACTGGCACGGGCGCAGTCAACACGCAGAGCTCTACGGCAGGTACTCTGTACAGCGCCGGGGCATTCACCACGGCCAAAGCAACAACGGCTGGAGACACTGTCAGTGTGACCTATACGACCTCCGCAACGTCATAATGGGGGTTTTTGATGACCTTCGTCATTGCGGATCGAGTCCAAGAGACAACGACCACTAGCGGTACGGGAACTCTTAATCTCGCTGGAGCTGTCAACGGCTACCAGACGTTTGTCTCTGGAATCGGTACGGGGAACACAACGTACTATACGATCTATGACCAGACTGCACAGGTTTGGGAAGTAGGTATCGGTTCGGTGCTGGCAGGTAGCCCTGCGACTCTCACGCGCGCGACGGTCCTCTCTAATTCCTCTGGCAATACGTCCCCGATCAATCTTGCGGGTAACACGGCGAATGTCTGGTGCGACTATCCGGCGGGCAGAGCTGTTATTCAAAACACTTCAGGTGAAGCTATAGCTCCGGCAATGGTGTCGAGTAACGGCATCACGGTTAACGCGCAGGCAGTCTCTTCCAGTTACACAATCGCTACGGGATACAACGGTTTCTCAGCAGGTCCTGTGAGTGTCAATAGCGGCGTCACGGTAACGATTGCCGATGGCTCTTTGTGGGTGGTGTTATGACGATTACGATCAATGGGACTACAGGAGTCACTTACCCTGCTGGCGGTACGGAT